TCGATTATGGCATCTTGGCGCACGCTGTCCAAACTTGAGAACCACTCATACTCTTGGGTTAGCTCTTTTCGGCAGCGTCTAATATCATTAACTAGCAAATATTCTATTTCGTCATCAGAAAGTCCAAGACCAGACTCGCTGATATTCCTACCAACGCCAATGGTTTCGTACCCAGCAGAGCACATATAGACCTTATCTCTAACGCCTTCGTGCCGCTTTAGCATATTAACTAATCGCATCATTCGTCGTGCTTATGTGAAGCGCCGTAATAAAAACTTATGATAGATGAGACGATCCCACCCAAATAACCAAGCACAAGATTAACAATCCCATTGTCTGTAGCAACAGGGTCTTGTAGCGTGACCAGCGCGATGTAACCTCCGAAGAATAAAACGCAAGCAACCGCAATAAATTTTGGCGTCCAGTCACCTTTGAAAGCCATTCGAGCATTCTGGATATCGTCTGTTTCAAGTTTGAAAACATCTACATCTAGCTCCTTCATCCGCGCTTGGAAATTAAATTCCGCTTTCTTAATCTCTGCAAGCTGTTCAGGGGTCGCCGCTTGGATTGCGGTAGTAATTGATTTTTCGTCAGTCTTACAGCCAAGCACACTGGCGATAGTTTGGGCAGCAGCACCACCTAAAGGCCCACCGAGCGCCTTCCCAATAGTAGGGGCTAACGTACCGATTAATCCTTTAATTGCGTCAAATTTCATTGTGCTACCACCAAGCCAACAATGGCTATTAAAGAAGCAATCATGACGGGGTAGATGCCCCAGATCATTTTCTCCAGTTTATCGAACCGCGCAGAACCAGAATCTAGGCGTTTGTTAATAGCGTCATACCGCAAAGCGCATTCAGCCTCATGGATCTCAATCTTCTTTAACGCTTTACTGGCATGAGTCTCGGCCATTAGTTCACCACTTCTGCTTCAGGTTCTTCAACCACTTGGATTGATTCACGCAGAGCGTTTTCACGAAAGCCTAATGCAACCTGTAGATTAATACTCTGCTGCTGTGCTGCCGCAATTTGATTCTGCAAATCACTAATCTGTTTACGCAAGTTAACCACCTCGACGTAGTGGATCTTGGAATCGTTGCCAAGCTCATTTACGTCATACTCCTGATCGTCAATGGTCAGAATTACGGGTTGCTGCTCTTGTTGCTCACTCATACCTACTCCTAGTTGGTTACTGTTGCTTGTTCCAAAGCTCAAAAAGCGTTTCAATCTTATCTTCTTGAGTTTCAGTGGTTCCGTCTAGTCTACCTAATTTTATCTCAATTGCATTGAGCTGTTGGCGCAAAGAAAGAATTTCTTCCTGCTGGCTCTCTAACGCCATAATCTTGGCATTCTGAATCAAATCGTCGGGTAACGCGCCTCGCAAACCTAAAGGCCATTCACGAACAAATTTTGCATTTTCCCGAACCGTCATGCTCTGCATATCAATATCGTGCTCAACTGTCGTGATCCGAGTGTCCAACGTAATGTACGCTGTTGTTGCCATCACCAAGCCTGCACCTAAAGCAATAAGGTTCCGTAAAGGAATCTCAACGGTTGTGTCTTCGTTAAGCTCCGCCATTATTTATTCCGGTTATTCCAAAGATCAAACAGGGTGCGGATCTTCTCCTTAATCTGCTCTATGTCGGCGTGCATCTTGGCGAGCACGATAACCAAAGTTACGAATCCCAAGGCGATAGGCCAGATAGCCCCGATAGCGTCTAATGCGTCCATAACTTTGGTTACTCATTACCTACCAAGGCACGCCAGAAGCTGTTACAGGGTTGATCTGACCGTCAATGTTAGCCTGTAAGCTTGCTTCAATACTGTCCTTATCAACACCGTCAGCCCATACCCAATCAAGAACTTGAGACTCAGTAACGTCTGCATAGGGCGTGTAATCAGGTGACGTTGGGTCAGGTGAGAAGCCAGCAGTGCCGTATGAGGTAGCACTGTAGGTCACAGCGTCATCGCCAGTACCTTCGGTTTGTTCTGCATTGCAGCGCCAATGGGCGACAATGATTGCCCCATCCATATCGGCTGGTTGTAAGTCGTACTCAGTGGTCGAAATGACCCAGTTAAATGTTGTCATGTTGTTTCTCCTTTAGGATTCTAGTGCCGCGATACGGGCTGTTAATGCTTCAATGATGGCTTGTTGTTCTTGTATGGCTTTGACTAGAGTAGGAATCAAGTCTTGACTGACTGACTTGTAAGGTTCTTCACCTTCGGGCGCTGGGTCTTTCCACTCGGCAATTAAGTCTGGGAAAACTTCTTCAAACTCTTGGGCAATAAATCCACGAGCATCTTTGGTGTCAGCGCCTTTGCCTTCTTTCCAATCAAACTTTCGTGGCTTGAGTTGCATGACCTTTGACAAGCCATCATCTAAGTCACGGATGTTTTCTTTAAACCTTTGATCTGAAATTGCACTAATTGAGGTGCTGGTTGCGTTGATTTGTCCTGCGTTTGTAACATAGAACCTATACGCCGAAGCAGATGTTGAATACATGTTCAGAAAGTCTAACGTTGAAGCGCTATTAATTTGACCGCTATTTCTTAATTCAGCTCCTAAAACAGTAAAGCTAGCCGCAGTTTTACCCACCAGTAGGTTCCCACTGGCATCCAGCGTCATACGGTTTTCGGGACTTTGGTCTACGGCAGTTGCAGTTGTAACCTGTGCAAATGTTAGGTTGCCTGAAAGGTCGCCTGTGATGATGTTTCCTTTAGCGCCAGTGGTAGTAAAAAGGTTTAGATTTTCTTGGGAATAGCAACTGAAGCCTATGTAGGGCTGACCGTTGTTGCCGTAAGAACCAGCGGTTCCGTAATATCCTGCACCGTTATTGCCATGCCCAAACTCAATAGCCGCACCGTTAAACCTTGCATTTAAAACGGCTGATGTTTGATTTGCTACAGCGCCTACATCGACTGACCCATCCGAATTGATTCGCATGCGTTCTGTTGCGGCTGTTTTAAACAGCATAGGGTATGTGCCACCGCCGCCTCCAGTTGCCGCAGAGATAATGAACTGTCCACCTTCGTTTGATATGGTTGAGTGGTCATCTGCTACGTCAGAACGTGTCACAGTAACAGCACCCGATACATCTAAAGCTGTAGTAGGCGTACATCCAATACCCACGGAGCCTGAATCACGACACAGATAAACATCGCCTCCTGTGAAATCTGCACCGCCTTCAACATTTAGTTTTCCAAGTCCTGACGAACCTGTACGACCCACCAGTAGGGTTCCGCTGGCATCAATCCGCATCTTCTCCGTTGGATTAGTCCCGCTTGCTCCTCCAGTGTTAGTGTAAAAAGTCAACGCCGAATTAAATCCAGCATCACCAGCGGGAGTGGTAGGCGATGTGTTGCCAACCATTATTGAATAAATTCCACCGTAGTTTCTTATAGCATTGCTATAATCTCTACCTTTGAAATCAATCCCTGTACCAAAGTTTGTATAAGGATTTGATGCTGAAATTCCAGCGTCCAAAGTTAGTGTGGAAACTAAACTATTTCTGACTGTACTGTTGCCCATAACGTGTAGCTTAGTGGCTACGGAACTCGTACCAATCCCCAAAGACTCCGCCGAACTATCCCAGAAGAACTTAGGAGTCGTGCCCGTGTCCTCATACAGCGACAGATCTCCGTTGGAGGCAATATTTAAACGGTCAATGTTCCCCGTTTGAAACATGTGACTACCCGCAGCGTCTCCACTGGCGTTATAACTAATTTCTGTTCCATTAGGCGTTATGTAAACACGTTGCTCATTTGAGCCAATAGAAGCTGCTAATGCTGCGTCAGCCGCCACAACAGTAAGCCCATCCGCCGTGACGCTGCCCGTGACATCAATGCCTGTGGATGTGGTGGCTAGTTTTTCTGAGCCATTAAATCTAAGTCCAACTTTGCCGTCATTAACAAACTCAGCAGATACTTGTGTACCGTCTGCGTTGTAAATTCCCAACTGCGACGATGCCTGAATTGTCATTATGCCTGTCCCTGCATCTACAATTCGGCTAGCACTACCATCATGATAAATCTGTAGGTCATTACCAATACCAAATATCGCCTTGTCGTTATCACCAAAAAGAGCATTACCGCCGGTTATGCTTAACGCTTCGCCTGACCCAGATTGCGTAATTTCAAGTCCGTCAATGGCACTATTAGCGGCGATGTTGAGGGGGCCGTTCATCTGGTTAAGAGCTGTGCCACTAGCATTAAGGTTATATACAATCTCGGTAGACGTACCTCCGGTAGAACTCTCGTCCGCCCCAGTCTGACTGTACGTGAATACTGTGGTAGAACTTACCGATACCGTGAAATAACCGTTAAAAGATCTATTAGCAACCCCGTTAATGTTAACTAGGTCACCATTAGTAAGCCCGTGTACAGCAGAA